TAACGATACTGAATTAGATTATTGGATAGACGTAAGTAATACATCAAAATATACAAGTATGAAGCCAAAGAAAATAGCTGTAGCAGTTACTAAATACGGAAATAATGATGCGATGGAAGTCGCGTTTATTGAAGATGTTAAGTTTTACAAGATTAATCATTTCGATAAAGATGCAACACCTTATATTTTTGATATAGGGGATAAAATTCAAATAGACACAGAAAGATCATTAGTAACAATCAATGGAACAAATGCGATTGCACTAAAAGATATATTCAGTTCATTCCCTGTTATAAAGCGGGGGAAAAATGAAGTTATAATACGTCCAGCAAATGTAGGGATAGCAAAATTAACGTATAGGGAGCGATATAGATGAGTACACCTAGTGGAGACTTACATGTTATTGATTTTAAAACAAATCAAATCGTTTCGGCTGTACAACCAAAAGATTATTGGGATGATAAGCGTCATTGGGAAATTAAGAATAATATCGATACGTTAGAATTTAGGGTATTCGAAAATACAGATCATGCAGCAACACTTGTACAACAAAATATAGTACTAAAGGAAGTACGTGGTGGTAGAATCGTTCCTTATGTCATTACAGAAACGGAAAAAGATTCTAAAGATAGATCATTAATGGTTTATGCATCTGGTGAATGGATTCAGCTTGCTAAAGCAGGAATTATTGAGCCACAAAAAATAGAAAGTAAAACATTAAAACAATGTATGGAAATAGCTCTCAAGGGGACGAAGTGGAAAATAGGTAAAACCGAACATGATGGAGCGCATTCAATGGAAGTCGAAGAATTTACAAATCCATTGGATTTACTTAAACAAATTGCCGCTTCATTTGAAATAGAAATTCAATATCGAGCTGAAGTTGTTGGGTCTAAAATTGTTGGTCGTTATGTGGATATGGTTAAGAGACGAGGGCGAGATACAAGAAAAGAAGTAACCTTTGGTAAAGATTTAATAGGAATTAAGCGTATTGAGAACTCTCAAAACATTTGTACAGCCTTATTAGGTTTTGTAAAAAAAGAAAATGGAGAATTTATTACAATCTCATCTATAAATAAGGGGGTTCCTTATCTTGTTGATGATGCAGCTTATCAACGTTGGAATGAGAACGGAAAACATAAATTCGCTTTCTACACTCCACAAACAGACGATCAAAATATGTCTCCAGAGAGACTTTTGACTCTGATGAAAACGGAAATGAGTAAGCTTGTGAATGCTTCCGTTTCTTATGGAGTCGATGTACAAAATATAGCTAGAATACCTAATTTATCACATGAAGAGATCAATGAAGGAGATACAATTCGAATTATAGATGAAGGGTTTACACCTAAGTTGTATATTGAAGCGCGAGCTATTGCTGGTGATGAATCTTTTAAAGATCCTACACAAGATAACTATGTATTTGGTGATTATCGTGAAATCGTCGATCAAAATGATGAACTACGTAGATTATACCAAAAGATACTAAGTTCATTATATGACAAGGTTCCGCAAGAGTTATTTGACCAATTAAATAATAAAGTAAAGGAGCAAAACAAAGACATCATTGATGCTAAAGATAAAGCTGATCAGGCACAAAAAGAAAGTCAAACAGCAAAAGATTTGGCAGAAACAACGCAGAAATATATAGAGCAGAACATGGTTGATATTATTGAACAACCAACAGCTCCTACTGAGAATTTACGTGATGGGAAAACTTTGTGGATAGATAGTTCTGACCCTGAAAATAAGGTGCAGAAACTTTGGAAAGGTGGTCAATGGCAAAGGGTTACTCCAGATACAGGACCATTAAAACAAAGCATTAAAGATGTTAAGGAAGATATTGAAACAGCTAAAACAGAATTGAATCAAAAGGTTCAAAGTGTGGAAGGTAAAGCGCAAGAAATAGCTGGACAAATAGTGGATGTTCAAAAGCAGGTTAATGGCAAAGTGGATCAAACCTGGATTGATAATCAACTGAAAGATAAGGCTGATAAATCTGGTGTTTATACAAAAGAAGAAATTAAAGATGGTTTCATAGGTAAACAAATCTATGAAACTGATAAACAAGGGAACGTACAGAAATTCAAAGATATTAATACATCTATTGGTCAAACGAATGAAACTCTTACACAGAAAGCTGAGAAATCAGAGCTAACGAAAACAAACGACGGTTTAACTAAACTGCAAAATAAAACAAATGAAATTGAAACAACAGCAAATGGCACCAAACAAAAGTTAAGCGAACTAGAAACCACTGTTAAGAACACAAATGTCGGTGGAAGAAACTATGTCCTTGATTCTGATAAATTCATATCACCACCTAATACTGTACAAAGTTTTAGATTTGTAAATGATTTAAAAGATTTACAAAGCAAACAGGTTACATTGAGTGTTCATGTTGAAATTAAAAATGCAAAAACTGGTGTTAATCCATCTAATAGAATTGGTTTTGAACCTTCTATACGATATTCCGATAATTCAATTCAACATCTAGGTGCTTGGTTAGGGATAACAGATGGTATGAATTTTAAGGGTGTCATAAGCACAACTGTGTGGATTAAAGATATAGGGATATTAAAAACAGAACAGAATGCAGTGTATATTCAATGTGGCGGAGACTATGTAAAAGTAGGTAGACCGAAAATAGAAATTGGAAACAAAGTGACAGACTGGACACCAGCGCCAGAAGATCAAGTAACAACAACTGATTTTACTAAAAAGACGGTAGAAATTGAGACTACTATTAAAGGAATAAATACTTCTGTATCAAATGTACAAAACGAACAGGGAAAGCTTACAGAACGAGTTACTAAAACAGAACAAACTGCAGATGGGTTTAAACAATCCATTGAATCGTTAACAAAAAAAGATAGTGAAATTAGTAATAAATTAAATACGGTTGAATCAAATGTGGATGGTAATACAAAATTAATTACGTCAGTAGAGAAAAAGGTTGAAGGCATTGATAGCGACGTTACGAACCTCATGGTTGGGACAAAGGAATTGGTGACACCTGTTTACTTTAAAGGCGGAACAGTTAAGTTATCACAAGACAAATTTAACGGGAATGCTGTTGTTGATATCACTGGTGCATGGCATGGGCTTTCATATCACATTGTAAATCTAGTTAAACCGAATAAGATTAAAATTGGGGACAAAGTCACTTATTCTGTTTGGGCAAGGTTGAAAGGCGCACCTGATGGGGTTCAAGCGAAACATAGTATTTATGATGGTTTAGGCTTTGGCCCTGAACTACCTAACGTTGATAATCAATGGAAGCAATTTTCTGGTACGTTCACTGTTGAAAAGAAGCATATGGATGCAACAGATCAATTAATTCGTGTCGAACCGTGGGAATGGTCGGGTGGAGATAGAAAATACATTTACCAACAATCTTCTCCCATGATTTCCGTTACGACTAAGGCGTATCCATGGCGACCAGCCCCTGAGGATATTGGAGACGGTAATATTTTAACTAAAGTGACAACTGAAATTAAAGAGCAAGCAGGGAAAATCAGTGAGAAGCTAACGAGTGTAGAGACAAAGATTGATAATACAAAACTAGATGGACGAAACTCTCTTAAAAACTCTAATTTTTCTAGTTATATTGTTAATGATTCTATAAGTTGGGACAAATCGTTAAACGGGAACCTTCAGGCATCTGGTTGGGGAAGTGGGTATAACGGTGGAGTAGCAGATCCAACAAAAGGTTATCACGCCCACCTAGATATAACTACTTTCGGTTATCCGGTTGTAGCATTTATTAACAAAAACAGTATCATCGATCGGAAAAATAGATGGATGGGTATAGCTGAAGATGTGGTTGCAGAATTTGCGAGAAATAATGTTGCGGGTAAAGAAATTACTATTAGTATGGATATTTGGTCAGATACAAAAGGTTTCCGTATAAACGGTGGGTTACATCATTTCATTGAAGGTAACACAGCACAAAGCTTTCACAGTGGTCAATATGTGTTTAACGTAAGTGAAGTTAATAGATGGGAACGCTATACATTTACTATGAAACTCCACAACAAATATGACGTTACTAAAGTGGCTAGATTTTATATATATGGTGGCGAAGGTATTGAAGGTGTAGCGTATGTGAAAAATGTCAAACTTGAATTAGCCAATGTTGCTACAGCATGGACACCAGCGCCAGAAGACCAAGTAACGACTGATGAGTTCAACAAAAAAACAACAGAGATTGAAAAAAGTGTGGAGGGTGTTACAACTTCTGTATCAACTGTTCAAAAAAATCAAGGTACAATGCAATCAACTCTGAATAAGGTGGAACAGACTACCAATTCTAATTCCCAAAGCATTACATCGTTATCACAAACACAGGGTAAACAAGGAGAAATTATTCAGCAAAATACTAGCGATATCACGCAGTTGAATAATCAAATCAAATTCAAAGTTTCTGATACTCAAATGCAGGATTATGTAGGAGGACTCGGAAGTACAAACCTTCTATTCAACTCTGCTTTTGAGAACAGAGTAATTAATGCCTCTACAGGAGTTATTACTTCTAGAACTCCTAGCCTTTCTAAGTGGAATACGGCAGGAATTGTATCGGGGACAGCGGTTACTCCTACAAGTGTTCGGAATCATGACGGCTATAATTCTGCTCAAATTCAAGCCATGGGGCTAACTACAAATACCTATACAGGAATCAATCAAGCTATTCCGATTACAGCAGGATCTGGTGCTTATGTTTTCTCTGTTTGGGTGTTTACGAACAATAAAGCAGGGTTTGACCAAGGAGCGTGTCTAGAGATTATATTCAAGAATGGAGCTACTACGGTATTGAATAAGATAGTAGACATTTCTCCTCATGTAACTGATGGAGCTTGGTCTCTTGTGTCTGTCACTTTAGATGCACCTGCGAGAGACGTTAACTCAGTTCACGGATATGCATGGCTTCGTAGAAACGGGCTTATGTGGGTATCTCAACCACAATTGCAACAAGGGAAGTCACCTTCAACATTTATGGAGAATCCAAAAGATTATGCTAATTATGACCAACTTGTAGGAGAGATTGCTAAGAAAGTAGCTACCACAGACTTTAACTCTAAGGTATCCACCCTTGAGACAAGCATAAATCAGCAGTCTAAAAGTATTGAGTTAAAGGCAGAAAAAACGGATGTTTACACGAAAAAAGAAGCTAACGGTCAATTTGGAAGTAAGTCTATTGTAGATTCTCACACAAGCTCAATTGCTTTAATGGCAGGAGAGATTACTCAACGAGTTAAAAACAATGAGGTTGCCTCTACAATCAATCAAACAGCTCAATATGTATTGATTCAAGCTCAAAAAATTATGCTTGACGGTTACATTGAAGCGAAGCATTTGAAAGCTCAAGAACTAGTTGGAGTTACTATTAAAACTGCTCCTAACAGTGAACAGCGTTTTGTCCAACTCAATAGACAGTTCTTAGAGCTGTATGATAAAAATATTTCTAGGGTGGAATTAAAATTCTTTAACAGTCAAGATGGAACAGCTATAACGCCTGCTCTTGTGATGGGACGTTCTAAATCAGGGGGTATTGAGGGGGCAACAGCTCTCTACCATAGAACGCCTATTGATGGAAATGGAAATGATAACTTTCGAGAATCTTATTCAACTCTAGGGGTAGTAGAATCCTATAATAGTAATTCTAATTTGTTCCTATATGGTTCAGGGTTAGAACAGAATTGGGGAGGGAAAGTCCATTTATATGGTAAAGACACTGTAACTATTTCAGCTTCTCGTCAAGGTGAGATAGTACTCAAGACTGATACTGTAGCTCGAAATACTTCTATTAAAGTTCAGCCGTCGTTAGATTTTGAAGTTATAGCAGGTAATAACGTTTACCTGCAAGGTGACGGATACCATCTATCAACTGTAAGGACAAACCATACTTTTAGAAATGGAAATGGTAACTTCTACTTTGAAAATAAGAACAAATCCTCAGGTAACAATATGCTTTTACAAGATGATAACAACAACGCTGACTTACGCCTAGCATATATCCGTATTAGGGGCTCACACGTTTCAGGATACCAAAGCGCATTACAGCTTATCCCAGTAGGTGAAAACACACCAACAGCAGGATTACAAGCAGGGAATATAAGTTACACAAGTCTTACAAACCGTTCATCTCGCAAGATTAAGTCCAATATTCGTGATTTAGAGATTAATGCCTTAGAAAAAATTATGAGCTTGAAAGTAAAACAATATAACTTCAAGAGTGATGTAGAGAAACTCTACAAAATGAGAAAGGAAGCTGAGGGAACAGGAAAGCTACTTACTACAAGAGATATTCCTCTACAGTATGGTCTTATCCTGGAGGATACAGACGAAACTTTTCATGCTGACTTGGGGGATGGAATCAACCTATATACTCTTGTCACTCTCCATTTAGATGCTACTCAAAAGATTAAGTTTGTACAAGATGTTCATGAGAAAGAACTAAGTAATCTTAAATCAAAAGTTGTTAGTCAAGATGATGAAATTGCATATCTCAAATCACAAGTAGCCAATCAAGAAGCTAGAATCACAAGACTAGAAGAATTGTTACTACAACAACTAATAAATAGGAAACCAGAGCAGCCATAAGCTGGTCTTTTTTTATTATCTAAAAAAGGAGAGGAAAAGATGGATCGTATTGATGTGTTATTAAAAACCTTTATTGCCACTTTCGGTGGCTTCTGTGGGTATTTCTTGGGAGGATGGGATGCAACATTGAAAATCTTAGTGACGATGGCAGTTATTGATTATTTAACTGGCATAATTGCAGCAGGGTATAACGGAGAATTAAAAAGTAAAGTTGGTTTCAAAGGCATCGCCAAAAAGGTGGTGCTTTTTCTTTTGGTCGGAGCGGCTGCACAACTAGATTCAGCACTTGGAAGTAACAGTGCAATTCGTGAAG